ACCTGCGTGAAGCACATCAAAAGATGAAGCCGTTATTCCTACTTTGAAATCAGAATGGGATTTCGTCGTCAAAATCTTGCACTCCCTGTGCTATTTCTTGCTCGGTCATTTGGTTTTCAACCGGAGTTTGCGGCGTGCTGTCGGCGGCTGTGCCTGGACTTTGGAAAACTATATCGTTTACCATCAAATTGAGTTGCCCTTGGTTTTCATAAGCTGACGCCCTAGGTCTTCCGGTTACAGTGACCGATCTACCTTTTTGCATATATTCCTCTAAGCTTTCGCCTCGTTTACCCCAAATCGCGCAACGCACCCAAGTAGCAGGACGCTTTTCACCGTTTTTGTCTTTTCCATTATCCACAGCAACGCTAAAACTAAGCACACTGTCGCCCGTCTGAGTTTTGCGCAATTCGCCTCGCGCTCCAAGCCTTCCGGCTGCAATCATCATCATCATTTTTTGTCCTTTACTATCCTATCTAAAAAATCAAAATCTTTTAAAAATTTTACTACTCGCCTTGCATCCGTAGCACTGCAAATATTTTTGGCCTCGATGTCCTCCACACCGAAGCCCGCTTTAAGTTCTTTTATAACTGATCTAACTTGCTTATCGCTTAGATAGTCACATTTCCTTTTTTTTCTTATAGCACTGCCCACAATACCATTTGCCTAAGTTGTTGTTTTTAGGGTCAAAATTTTCCCCGATTGAGCCACCCCAAACATCGCCGCAAACGTGACAAGGGTGCCAAAATATTTTGACACTCTGTCCTTTTAATTTTCTAAATCTTGGGGTTACATCTGCGGTTGTTTTCATATTGGATAATCCTTTGGTCGGTATCCTTCTGAATAAGCAACAATTAAACGCATCATTCTCGGGGCGGGATTTCTAGCCGTTTTTTTATCCGGTGACATTTCTAGCCTTCGCACTGTCTGGGCATCCGTATCAATCAATAGACCCAACTGTTTTTGAGTCAACCCGAGTTGTTTTCTAATGGATTTGATTTTTTCGTGATTTTTCATTTGCCTTTAACGCTTGTCTAAGTTCGTATTTAAATTCCTCTAATGAAACGAATGCTTCGGTGGTTTCTAATTCTTCCAAATATTCGAGTCGCATTAAAACGTATCGAATATCTACCCGATCATCACTCATACAGTTTATTTTCTGCCCAGTTAACAAATTCTTTTAATTGCTCTCCTTCAGGAATTTCATTATCACTTGCCGCTTGCTTGAGAGCAGAGCGAGGCTCTAAGCCCTCGAAAGTATCCATATACTGAATAGCTTCGTTGAGGGCTTGATTAAAACGCGAGGTCATAGTTTTATAATTAGACATTGACCATATCCACGCAGCTAATAACGTAATCAACGCCTTTTGAAACACACGCAGAAAAATGAGCGGGGTCTGAGGGAGTAACATTAACCATATTTGTAAATTCTCCCCTATGACAGCTTGCAGTATCTACAATATATAAATGTCCATCACCGTGAAGTATGAGCGATCTGCCATTTGAGCCATCGGCTCGCATTACCATTAATTCGTTAAGTTCCATATGAGGGTTATTCATTTTCTAATCTCCTATTAGCGAGGCTCATTGCCTCTATAATATAAATATAGGGACGGTTGACCCTAAAAGCAAGCCCCCCGCCCCTATTTTTTTTATCCCCAATCTTTAAAATCGCCTTGGTCAATTCCGTAAGAATATCCTGCATGATAAGCATGTATTAGCTTTTGATCCATTTGGTATTCTTGGACTATTGGTGAGGTTTTAGTAGCACCAACATAATAGTGCGGAACTCTTGGCCTACGATAATAGGCATCAGCCATGCCTCGATCAAATGGTCCACCGTGACGTCCGTCATAAGTTCCACCGTTCCATTCATAACTAGCCATTTATTCAGCCTCCTTAATTAAATGATAATTTGCAAAGTGCGAGCCATCGTCCTGAAATACTTTTTCAGTATTTATGATATGCCCGTCTTCTCGCAGATTATAAATCCTAGCTGCGAGTCTAGTAATTCGATACATATGCCAAGCCTCAAAAGAGGTAAGCCCATTATATTTTTTTAAATGATTTAAAACTTTATTTTTCTGAGTAATTTTCATTTTCTTGCCCTTTGCTTTTGAGGGGGCTTTTGCCCCCAAGAATTACATTTTTTTTGAATTTACTATTGAAGGTTTATCGCCAAGCGAAACATTAACTTCTAATTGATACCACTCGTCTGTGGCGCCATACATTGCGTCAATAACATATGTTTCGCAGAATTTTTTTTCTTTGATCAAAACAGCTGTATAGCCTTGCACATTTTCAACATAATCAATTGCTTTATTGATATATTTGATATCCATTTTAGTAACTAACATTTTTTTGTCCTTTGTTTTTACTTCTTATAGCATATAAGTAGGGACAGTTGTCCCTCTTTTCAAGTCTCCCCTTCCATAATTGTTAATAAATTTTTACTTTTATTTTTATTTGCCTCATAAACGGCGATCGCAAAACCTCGCGGCGTTGCGCTCCTGATATTTTTTGTTTTTTGGGTTTTACCGCCCAACTTCATTATTTGCTTGGAATATCCATTTCCATAATAAGCCGAGCAATCTACTGGTTTTTGCACAGGCATTTGAAAATCGCTGCTTGTCCATAAACAGGTCTTTTTTCTATAGGCATCTTTTGCCGGAATATATTCAGGCCATTTTGGATGTTCCGCTAAATGCTCTGGAATATATCCACCATATTCAAAAGGGTGAAATTTATGATCTGGTTTTCTCCAAAGGCTAGACAAAACGCTAACCGGATTTTCTATAAAAAATGGCACTTTCAAAGCCGTAAATAGCTCCTCGCACCAAATCGCATAATCAGCCGCTTTTCTTTGGAAGTCTGGGTCAATCTTTCTTTTTGTCTCAAAGTGAGCCGCCCCTGATACAGCCAAGTCCGTACAAACCGGAAAGGCCATCGCAAAGACTACCTCTTTCCCAACTAAGCTATCATAAATTTTATGCAGATTTTCCACATCGTGCAAATCTTTATGAATATATTTAATGACGCCCCCGCCCTTAAAGGTATCTATATCAGGCCAAACAACTTGAGCATCGCCATATTCTTCATGCTGAATATCGTAGGCTAGGCAGGTATAACCCGCCTTCGCCCATGGTATCAAAGCCTCGCCAGTATAATCGTAAAGGCTGATAACAATTTTTTTGCTATTATCCACGAGGTAAGCCCTCCCAAATTTCGCGCACTTTTTCCATTGGCATATCATTAACAATTTTTGCTTCTGGATGCTGTTTCATAATAAAGTCTCGCAACTTTTGCTCATAACCTTTTTGGATTTTCCATTGAACAACTTTAACAACTGGTAACAGGTCGACGTATGCTCCACCATCTTTGTCTGCTTCCATAATTTGAGCAACGATATTATTTTTAAGAGTACGCTTAATTTCTTTGTCTACCTCATAAAGGCCAACCTGTTCATTGCACCATCTTTCAAAAGTTTGCTTGAAACCTTCTGGCACATTTTTGTATTTTCCTTTGTCGGTATATGGTAATTTAGCAAACTCCTCGTCTAATTTTTTAAGAGTAGAATAAAATTCGCCTTCAAATTTTGGATGCTCGTGCTGATAATCGCAACCGCCATGACCATCATTCCCAACAATAGCAAACGGCTTTCCATCAAGATAAACCTTTGCTTCATAGCAATAAGTTTCTTGGCTTTTCCATTGTACTAATTTAATAGCTTTCATTTCTAATTTATTTAACATTTTTTTGTCCTTTTGTTTTTAACTATAAAATATAAGTAGGGACAGTTAGCCCTATTTACAAGTATTTTTATCAAATTTTTCTAGCTCGGTAACTGCTCCTAATGCCTGGAAGTGCTTTACGCCAATTTCAGGCGGAGCAATATTATACGTTGAAACGTCATTTTCTTTCGGAACGGTTATCGCTATTTCATCTTTGGGAAATGACATTGAAAAGCCATCAATAGACCTATTAAATAAAGGTTTTAATTTTCTTATTAGTTTGGTTTCCCTTACCGAAGCATCACCGTCAAAATAATGCGGCTCAACTGCTAACCTAGAAGCATGCAAAAACCATTGTTTCTCGCTATGGGCGGTAATTCTTGTTTTTAAATTTTTTGTTTTTCCCACATATAACGGAATGAGTTGATCGTCTAATTCTTTAAAAAAGGTATAAACGAAATGAACGTCAGCCGAATACATTTCTTTATGCCACTCAATAAAGTTAGCCATATCATCCAAAAACAAAATGAAATCTTGGTGACAAAGACTTTGCCTATAACTATAAAAAATATCTTTTCTATTTCCATGAAATTTAACTTTTTGTTTCATTGCCTCATAAGCGACAAAACCCTTAAATCTTGCAACTTCTTTAGGGTCTTTAAAGGCTGATTGCATAACACGTTTAAACTGCTTATCATAAAGTGGTTTTTCTAATGCTCCTGAAATATAATTCATTTTGCTGTCCTCTTTTTAAATTCTATTGCTTTTATTAAATGACCATCAGTCCATCGTTCATCGTTCAGCCAATTGTGAAGGTAAGGTATATATTGAACGTCGGTTTTCTTGTAAGCAAAAACTTGGATATCAAATATTTCTCTTAATTCTTTTTCGGCAATTTTTTGCAATGCCTGGACAAACGCACGCTCAGCTTCTTTTCGTTTTGCTTGGCGTGGATACTCGTTCCAATAATAATTAAATAAATCTATTTTTTCTTTATATGTTAATATTCCTTGGTTAATAGTTCCAAGGTTATGGGTAGGAATTTCTTTCCGTGGTAGGGTGGAAATATTTTCCGCGGGGGTAGGATCATTTTTCCCCCCAAATAATAAACGATATTGATTGCTTGTTTGAGAGCCATTTGCCCTCTTTCTTTCTATTATTTCGATTAGCCCCAAATCCTCTAAAACGGTAAGGTGCTTTCTTATACTTCGGTCGGACATTTCGCAAACGTCTGCTAACCGCTTTTGACTTGGTATGCACAGCCCTGACACGCCATTATGGTGATCGGCAAGCCAATACAGCACAATTTTAGTTGACGGCTGAAGCCCCGTTTGCTTCATTGCTAGAGCCGTCCAATAATGCGACATTTAAAACCTCTTTATTTTATTTTTATTTTTGGCTAATCTACACCCGCAAAGCTTCTCTTTGCTGCGATACTGGGCATAGTATCCGCCTCTTTAAACTAAAAAGAGCCAATTAAGGCTCTTTTTTTTTATATTACGAAATTTTTAATTCAAAGTTTTTTCTTGGGTATTAAACAAAGCTTTATAACTAAGTTGACCATTTTCGCTGACCCGCCAGTGGCCGCCTTGAGTATCCGTCCAGAGCATCAAAGGCACGTCTTCCACTGCAACACGCTCCACAAATCCGGCTTGTTCCAAGCTAAATAAAGCAGAGCCGTGAACTCCTATTTCCTTTGCAGTGAAGTGTTGCCCCTCATGCTTTTGAGCAGCAAAGATAGCCTTTATCGTCCTTTTCCGGCTATTACTTAAAAAATATTTTCGCATTTTAACCTCTTTACGCAAATTCCATTATTTTATCTACAGCGGCGTCCATATCTCCAGTTGTCCAATTTGTGAGATATTCTTTCAAAATTACATCAAGAACATCGCTATAAAGTTTTTTAAACTCGGCTTCGTCCATCTTGTTAAAGCTGATACTTTTTGGCACTACTTTGACCTTGCCTTCCGGCGTCAATTCCGGCGTATAATATCCCGCCTTCACAGTCACAAAATTGCGGAACATTTCAAAACTGCAACGAGCATTGCCCCATTGAGTTTCGATTTCAGGCCATTCGTGATTGTCAAATGCTACTTTGAGCATACTAAAAAATTTTCGGTGAAATTTATTATTTCTATTTTCAGTAACATTGACCAAAACAGGCTTGCCCATTTTAAGACGTTGAAACCAGTCAGTGGCTTCATCATCGTGGGGAATAAGGCCAGAGTGCGAGCGAAAAAAATTAAGTTTTGCCATTAATCTGGTACTTAGAAAGTTCATCAATAAGCCCCTTAATTTCCGAATTAAATTCCCAAACCGCATTAATAATTTCGTTAGCAAGCTTATTATCTAATTCTAATCTTTTCCGATACATTTGCATATTTTCTGGCAGTCTTGGGTCATAACTAATGAAATCGCACCATTTTTTGCGAGTGCACAGCATTTGCCCAGTCATTTGCAGAATATATTTTTGCGGGATTTTATCGGTTAAAATTGTATCAATATGGGTTTTTGTATTAGGACACTTTATTTCTATTAACCCATCGTCAACAAAGCCATCAGGTGAGGCACCAAAATCAATAATATCCGGATGCTTTATAAATCCAACTTCTTTTATATCTTTATCGAATAAATACTCATAATGAGTTTTAGCATTTGCCTCATTCTCTATTCCCCATTCCATAGCGGCATTCATGAAAATAGTTTCATTTGGCGTTCCGGTTAATCTTTCTGCCAATACTTGCTTTTTGTATCCTTCTCTTGTCTGGCTTACTCCCGATTTGGTTTTAGCCATAACATCACAAAGGCGGGATGCAGTTACGCACCCCGCTCTGGCAAGATGCCATTCTTCAGTGCGTTGTTCCATCATCCGCACCTTTTTGCTTTTTTAATTCAATGACAGCATTTTCTTGAGCCGCTTCGTAAACAGTTTCAATTTTTTCAACTGTTTCCTCTGCATGCGCCTGATCAGCAATTTGTTTTTGCATTTTAGTTTTGAGCAATCCCAAACATTTTTTTGCCTGATCAATATTTAATTCTTGGAGCTTTGATACCCCATAGACCGCAAGCATTTTTTTCTGATTGGTATTTGTCTCTTTCACCAGATCATCAATTTGCGCCATTTGATCGTCAGTTATTGATTTAGGTTTAGCTTTTGCAGCAGCAACTCCGTCATCGTCTTCGGTCGCCAATCCCGCCATCATCATCAAGCCATAACGTCTTGCATAGGTATAAGCTGATCCGTAGCCTTGCATATCATTTTTAGCAACGACAATAGGCACATGATTGTGCAGACTTTCACCGCTTTCGCCATGAATAAAAACAGTCGTGACAGCTAAGCCATTTTCCGTTTCGCTTTCTACTGGTTGAATGACAGCAATTCCGTTGCTGTTTAACGCTTCCATGCAAGCATCCATAACTGACGCGAGGTCAGCATATTTTGATTTAAAGTGCGGGTTTGTACTTGTTTTTAAAGCTTTACCCATTTGTAATTGCGCTTTAGCTAGCGCGGTTGCTATTCCTTTTACTCCGGACATAGTTTTAACTCCATATTAAAATAGCGATTAGTCCGCTATATAAGATTACGAAAAGCGCGATTGCGCCAATTATTTCACTAACAAGCTGTCCTGGACTAGCTTGAGCGAAAGCCTCTTTAATTATTGCAAGTGTTTCCAAATTGTCCTCCATTCTTGCTGACGTCAACTTATATTCTTGTTAACTCTTTCTCAAGTCTTTATTTTTTTATTTTTTTTGCTATGGTGAAACTATGCAGGTTCAATTACCTTGGATGCCCAAAGAATTGAGCCCTAATTCTAGGGTTCATTATATGAAAGCGGCAAAGATAAAAGCCCAATATAAGCTTGCTTGTTTTGGGTTCTGCAAAGCCGCGCTCAAGCCGTTCCAGGGAAACGTCTTGCTCTCAATAACATTTCACCCGCCTGATAAGCGAAAACGTGACTTAGACAACATGCTAGCGGCTCTGAAAGCGGGTCTGGACGGCCTATCCGAAGCTATTGGGGTAAATGATTATAATTTTGCCATTACCATACGCAGAGGCGAGCCTGTTCAGTATGGTGCGGTAAACATAAAGGTTTGTCCGGATGAATTTGCTAAATAAGCCGCCACTTGGCCTGAAAGAACCAAAACAAAAGAAAAACGCAAAAAGCAAAGAACATTTAAAAAAGGTTAAATCTTTGCCCTGCATTATTTGCAATCACCCGCCACCGAGCGACGCCCACCATGTTATTTGCGATAGGTACGGTTCTCGCAAGGCAAGCGATTTTGAAACAATACCACTTTGTAAAAACCACCACCAAAATGGCCCGGACGCAATCCATAACGGAAAAAAGCAATGGGTAGAAAATTTTGGAAAAGATTATTCATTTTTACCGGAGGTAATCAGGTTAGTAGATGGTATCTAAATTAAATAACGAAGAATTAGCAACTTATAGATTTTTAAAGCAAGAATATGATAAATGCGCTGCCGAGGTATGGCGATTAGACAGCCATATAAGCGCACAAGTTAACTTATGGGTTGCTAAAAAAGAGCTCTCGAAATTTACCAGGGAAAAGAAAATTGGTGTGGACTAATTGCAGAGAGAGCAAAAACAGGACAAGTGTTAAAAAAAACTCAAAGCACTAGCCCACAAAAAGAGCTTAAACCATAAAAAATTTTAAAGGTCTATTAAATCTTTTGAAATTTCGAAAGTTTCTTTATTCCGTCTAGACCAACCTTTGCCGTAAATTTCATAGTCTTTTAATTTACGATAAAATCCTTCGCGAGCATCGTAATATTTTTCTATTAAATCGAGCGGGTCATTATCGTGCATTGCTTTGAGAGTTTGATTGCCAATAGCACCATCAGCCGTAACCCCAAGTATTCGTTGAAAAAGTTTAGCTCCCCTTGAAACTCCGGCATTCACAGCCATATCAGCAATGCTGTAATCAAGGCCGCTAAATAAATCATTTCCGCGAATTGGCGTCCAGTAATCCTTTTCGTAAAAAGGTTTTACATCGTCCTTTGTTAAAGCACGCATAACTTCTTTTGGAGCAGGCTTTCCTGTCCATTTAGCCCAATTAAAGGCAGTTACGCCCAACATTGTTGAGCCTTCATTGCCATGCCCATCACCCTTAGCATTTCCTTTATCTCGCTGATCGTCAGTAAATCCGCCTTCGTGGTGCATGAGCATATCAAAAAAACTATCCCAATTTTTAGCTGCCATTATTTTCTCCTAATGAATTGTTTATACCCTTTCACACCGAAAGAGGCTGAAATTGCAATTCCTAAACTGTAAAAATACCAGTCCGGCGCTTTATGAAGCTGTTCGAAGCCTCTATCAACTATGCCTTCGGCTCCAGGAATGAAAGCAAGCACAAGCGGTATGCTTAGAACAATTACAAAAAATTCGTCTTTCCAGGATGAACCACTATTCTCTGCCATAATGCGCTCCCAATCAGCAACGCTTGTTTTTTCAGACAACAGTATTTTTGCTTTTGCTTCGGCTTCGGTTAACTTTAATTTTGCTTCCGCAGCTTGTTTTGTGGTTTTAGCATCTAACCAACTGCTAGCCAAACCCGCAACGGGTCCAAGTAATTGTCCTATCATTTATTGCCCCCCATATTCGTGAAGCCAAAATAGGCCGCAGTTACACCTGAAACCGCAACAACATAAACAGCCGCTATATCGGCTAATAAATTTGAGGCTTGCGATAATCCCATCCATGAAGCCAGGACAATAGCAAAAGGGTACAAAACCATACCGCTTAGAGCAAACCAAGTCATCCTAAGTTGCGCGTCTCTTTTTGCGTCTGCGTCCTCCATCATTCGGCGGCGGTCTTCCAACATTATATCCCGCTCGTCCGGATCAATTTTCCCATTGTCGTTTAAATCGTATTTAGCTTTCGGCATTCAAAACCCTCCTAGCCACCCTTAGGTCACTTGTTTGTATAGCAACTTTCCCCTCGTCTGTATACACTACAAACCGGTTTGGCTTAACCTCGACTATCCGCATCCAATTTAATGCACTCCAGTATCATATCGTTAGCCGTTACGAGTACTTTCGCCTTATCTCTTTCAACTATACAAGTTTCTTTGTCTGGGTAGGTATCCAACAAATAATATTGCAAATGATCCGTACGGACAAAGTGAAACCAAACCAAAGCATAAATCATCTGAAATAGTCGTGAACGTCGATCCACCCCATATAGTGCAAGTAGCCCGCAGCGCCCACAGCAGAGAACAGCAGAAGCACAAAAATCCCAACCAACGTAATCATCAATTCTTGCCTTTCTATAGCCTCACGCCTCGCTTGAGCCTCTGCTTCGCGCTTTTCTTGAAGTACTTCTTTCCTTATACGGAGCAAAGCGTGCCACTGGCTTAAACCTAAGTTATTTGTTACCCATTCGCGGAGTTCCTCCTCCGCTTGGGCGGCTTCTCTTTCTTTTGCCCACCTGTCCAGAGCTACCGAGTTAACATCACCTGAGCTTGTTACCCCTTTTTTTTGCAGTTTTTTCTTAGCGGCATCAGTTGCGTCGAAAAATTTTCCAATATCTTTTGATAACGAGGCAACGGTGCGGCCGGCAGCGAGGCCTGTTTTCAGTCCCGCTAAAATTGTTAATGGGTCCATAATTACATCCCATCATTTTTAGTAAACTGAATAGTT